TTTCTTCATGTTGTTTAGTGACTTTCGCAACATGCCCGGTAACTCGGGGAGAGGGGATAAAGTACAAGCGGGGAGGGGCGTGACCCTTGCTCAACCCGCGTATGGCATCACCCTGGCTGGGGTGGGGAACGTGAACATGTGAGATGCCCACGGATACGGTAAAGATGGAGACTAGAACCAGCGCGACACAGGTCGCACAAGACTGATTGGCGCGGTAGTAGGCTCCGAGGTGGAGGAGGTGGAAGGTGGGGAGAGTGTCCCGACAGTGGAGGAAGCAACGGCATCAGGAGGGCCGAAACGGAGGAATAACGAACGGGCGACATCCTGAGACTTGACGAGGTCCAAAAACGAACGAGCAGATTTGGGCTTGGACAAGATTGACGTGAGTTCCACGTCGGTGAAGGTGGACCATTGGGATTCAAGCTCAACCATCATTGTGGAAGAGGGATCATGGTGGACCGCCATGCGCACGGGTTTGCTAGACCCGTACCACGATTTGAGAGCACGAGCGGCGAAAGTTCCAGCCGCGGTGAGCTTGCCAATGGGGAAACCAGAAATAGCCTCAGTGGCAGCCCAAATGAAACCGGTGACAGTATCCATCGTGTCACCGATGTTGTAGTTGGAATGGGAATTGTTGAGGGCAGAATTGTTATCAAGCCCACCAAACAATCCAACTTGAAGTGAAAGTGGCAGACCCTCAGCCTGGCCAATGGCACTGAGATTGACCCGAGCAGCCAACGATGAAATATCAGCCGCATAGACCAGGATACAAGATCGGGAGTCAAGTGATGTGGCACCAGAAGTGAGGGGATTCGCGGAAAACAACAGATTCTGGTTGTCGGTGGGAACCCAAGTGACCTGGGCCACATTGGAACGAGCCTCGTGAAATGCACCGAGTGTCAACATTCCATTGGGTGTGAATGTGGCCAGAGAATCAGCAGAGGTAGGGAGGCGACCAGCATAAAGTTTTGCTGGTAAGGAGGTTCCGGCAATACAATCATAGGAAACCTTCATGCCACCGAGGCCAACTCGACACTCAGAGATCTGAGTGTTAACGATGCCCAGGTTTGCAGAATCGATGTTGGACACAGGGGCACCCCAGGCAGTAGCAGGGGCCGCAGATGTGTACATATTAACAGATCCCTTGCCCGTGGGATTGTAAACAAACAAAATGAACTGGGCAATAGCAGGAGACGTGACAGTGGTGAAAACGGTAGTGAGATCGAAATCAAAAGGAACGACCAAGTCACGAGTATGAGCGACAGGCGGCATCCGGATGTCGAAGGGCTGCTTGGCCGCACGCATGTAAAGAGCTTGAGCGGACGCAAGGTCAAGCTCACGTTCAGCAAGCTTAGTGATGGCAGCCTGCACCTTTGGTCCTTTGGCCCGGGCTGGCCTGAACCTGGGTCTAGACTGCCGTGGCTTCTGCACCATAGCAGGAGCCACAGGAACGACGACAGCCACACGAGGTTTTCGGACCCGGCGTTTTCGGGCCGAAAGAGCTGACCGTGCGGCCATGGCTGCTTGTTGGACATAGGATGACATGAATTGGGATGACGGAAGGGAAGGTGTGATTTTAATAATTCCCGAGCACGGGCATCCCAAGAGCTTTTCTTCCGACACGAAACCACAGGAGGCTCATACGCCTGTGGCCCTCGGGTCACAACTATTGTTGTGACTCCGAGACGTTGGTGTCCACAGCAGCACGGTTGAAGACAGCGTGTGGCAATGGAATGTGGTGGGCAGCATACAAGCACCTCTTTATGTGGTACGAGATTGCCTTGTCAGACAACTTCGCCACAATAGGAGACGGATAGCTGAAAGAAAACCCACCAGGAATGGGAATGGGGCAAATGTCACCCTGTTCCAGTTCAGGCCAATGTGGCGTTTCGGTGAGAGGAACTTCGGGATGATCAGGATCGGCCCCATCGACACGCATCACCTGTCGCAGGGGCTCATAATCCACTCCATACGGGACATCCTTGGCCTGGGACAGGAGTGCAGAAAAAGCTTCTTCCAAACCGCATGATATACCATAACGAGCGGTAAAGAAGGCAAAGGTCTCCGAAGTTGCGAAGTACTTCTCATTCGTCGTCAGCTTAAAGAGAGAATCACGCACAAAACCTGGAGTCAATATGGAGTGCTTATACTTCGCAGACAGTTCCCATCCACGGCGGACGAGGTGTCGAACGAACGGAGTATGATTGTTGGTGATGAGCATGCTCGCACAATCAGAACGGAACATGGACCGAGCATCGGCGTTGTCAGGCACGCCGACATAATAGCCCATCGATGCCAAAGTGCGGCCAGGCATGCGAGTGAGAACGACTACCCGCTTACCATCCTTGTCGGCACATGGCATCCACAGTGCCGACAGGAAATCACATTCGGCGCGCCAGTTAGGCCCAGTACACAATCTGTGCTCAATGACGTGGCCACTCTTGAGATGGAGAGCGGCGATGGGAGTGGCCACCATGAAATCTTGGTTGCCTATGTCCTGGAGATCATCACCCTGGACAAAGGTGGCCATTGAATGCTTGGCAGCTATCGCACTGGGAGACAACAACTCACCATGCAGGTGGAAGTGGGAAACAACCTTTGCCCACAAATTGAAAAACCCACGTATGAGACCATTGCCACAACTTGTTTGTCCGTCGCCGGATTTGCGGGTGCCATCAACTTGGTAAATGTTGCCATACGCGTCTCGACAAACACACCGGATGGACTCAAGAACAGCAACGACAGCATTGGCTGAGACGCCCGACATCAACATGTGCCAGGCCTCGAAAATGAGGGCGGCCCGGCCCTGTGTGGAGTCATAGAGCTTGCCGTCACTGTAAGCACCGCAAACCCCAGGTCGTCCCGCAGCCGTATCAAACATCTCACCCAACTTTGAAGCATCAATGCCAGTAGCAATGCAGATGTGTGTCTTGACTCCGTCCCAGGCACTGTAGAGACGTTTCGAGTACGCAGCAATGGCAGGAGCAACTCGCACATTATGATGGGGATTGCGCGGTGTGATGACACGAGCTTTCAACTTGGCCTTGAGAGAGCGGGTGCCAGTAACTAGGTGCTTCTCAACTTTGTCGAAAACTTTGCAAACCAGGCGCTTGGCTTCATCCAGTCGGTCAACCTTATTAGCTTCAAGTGCAGCCAGCATGGTGGCTTGGACGGATGCAGGAAACTTGTCCCGGTGATCGCGACGATCTTCCACCAAATCGACCTCGCGCATCCCAGGCCACAACTCATCGAAATTGTCCGCAGCGTACTGCATTGCAGCACTGAAATAGGTCGGACAAAATTTCCTATGATCATGGAATGGTTGAGGGGCCAAAACACGCATTTTCATGGCACGGATCATTGCTGGAGCAGATTTTTCAAAGACCTGCGGCGGGTGGAACGACGAAACCAACCCACCAGCGGTGACGGTAGGCTGATTCTTTGGCCGAGTGATGTCATCTTTGATAATGACACGGGCCGTGCAGTCAAGGGGCAATTCAGCATCATCAGGGCCATCGGTCTTTAACGGACCGTACACCAGCGTTTTAAGCGCATAGACCTTAGATTGGTCAATGCCTCCCGCCTGGGGAGGTAGTGAAATGACCTTCCGGCCGAGAAAGGCATTGACGCGGCCAATGGCCGCACCCACAAGGCCGTTGGGGTCGTGGTCCCTGACTGCCAAAGAAACAACGGCGGCTCCAACGGCCGAGGCACCGACCACAGCAGCACCAGCAACAAGACCAGCAGACAATCCGACTGGGCCCCCGACAGCTGCCCCAATTCCAGCCGACAAAACTAGAGTGGCAGCAGCACTTGCAACGACAGCCTTTAGCACAAAGGGTTCGTTAGGAAGCATGTTGATGGTGTTCGTGTGAAGTGGAATGATTTTGGCAACAGGTTGAACCAACCCACCAAAAACACTAGTTTCCCAGACAATATCAGCCACAAATGAGATGGCGATTAAAGCCGAACAGAGTCGACTCTCTTTGTTGTCCAGAAGATTCGTGTGCTTGATGAGCTGTCGGCAATAATCAGCATGAATCCGCAGTTGATTGGCATTGCGTTCCTTGCCACTCACTTGAAGACAAGCCGCCCGTAGAAGAGCCTTGGGCATGACTATCTGAGAGGTGATGTTGGGATAGGCCAAGAAGGCCGTTTTGCCAAAAGAATGCACAGTTGCAGGCACCAACTCATGATGGTCACCCGGAAGACAGGCCAAACTCTCAACACGATGGAGAGTTGACATGGAAACCGGACCGTAATGGGACGGATCAAGCATAGCAGTCTGGAGATCCACACACGGATCGGCTGGAATGGGCACCTTGCCGTTGACTATCGTGAACAGGTACATGCGGTGTTCATATAGCCCACTGAGCTTGGTCCAGGCCAACGTGTAATCAACACCACTTATATTCAAGTGCATACCGTTCTGCCTCATCCATGACATGTTGGAGTGGACGTATGGGCTGATGTTCCCATTGACATACATTGCCACGGTCTCGTGGGATGTGACTACATACCGGGCTTCACCATCGCCAAAGGTGCCAACTGCATGGTCGAACTCATGCAGCAAGCAATACATACGTCGCGTCTCAGAAGTCAGCAAGACAGCCCCGATATCCTGTGGGGGAAGATAGTACACAGAGTCAATAGCAACGTGACAGAAGGGCCGTGATACACACTGGCACTCCTGAACTATGTGTTGACAACTGTTGTGTGTTGTACCATGGAGATAGCGGGTAACATCACGAGCATCCAAGATGGGACAACAATGGTGTGTCTTGCAGGGCAGGTCAGCGGTCCACCTACCCCCGATGTCGACCACAACCTTGTCCGAAGAGAATCCGCCCAATTTTGAGATCATTGCGAAGATTGCGTCCCTTCCTTCCTCGCGTTCCATGTGCAAGATGGGGTGTTCATGCTCCCTGGCTCCTGGGTGCTCGTTGTAGTTGTTGTGGGGCCGGGTGCGCTTAAGGTGTGCCCGCTTGTGATCACTGAGTATAAAGTTGCAATTAACGTCCGTGGAGCGGCGAGTAGAGCCATCACCGGGGTAACGTCTTGACATTTTAGCTGAGAGATGGTATGCTGCTGTTTTACCAAGTGCAACTGCAACATGCTGAGTCGCGGCATCATCAACCTGTCCGCTGAAACCATCAAGCGGCTCCTGATAGACTCTGGGCAAATCGACATGATGATGTTTAGGTTTCCCTCCAGCACTGCCATGCACGACTTTGTGTCCAACAGGATCACCCCCTTCCGGATCACTTGATCCATTCTCAGATGAATCGTCGTAGTCATCATCGCGGGCGTTCCAGTCCACTGCTCTAAGCGCATCGCTAAATGTAGTTCTTCCAACAGGTTGCTGTCGTCGCACAGTTGTAGCAACAGACCCGGAGGGTGCTTGTCCACTACTGGCAAGTTCTTGAGCACATGGTGGACTAGGGGGAACTCCCTGCGTGAACCGAGCGGGAAGTACCGGACAATCGCCACGTCGTCGGCCTTGGACGTTACTTGGGATGTGGAACGCGGAGTACTTGAGCTCAGCGCTATCATGGTAGCTGCTGAGATAAGACTCGAGTTTAATTCCGAC